GCGGCGTACGTGCATGAGGCCAAAGGTATTCATCTTGGAAAAAACACCCCGCGCCCTGTAAGAAAAGGCGAAGCGCCCGGTTCCCGTGGAAATATATGGGACACATCAGGCGAGCCAAAATTCCTTGAGAAAGGTGCTGAAAACGCCAGAGACAGAGTTGACGCAGTTATACGCAGGGAGATGGAGCTATGACGCCTCCTATGCACAGGCGGGTTCGAAATGTCTTTGTTGAGTCAGGATTGACTGCCGGATACATCGTTCAGTCACTGTCATGGAATGATACCGGCAAGGCATCTGACCGCTTTATTGTGTTCCGACCAAATGGTGGCACGCCAGTAGATCGTGATATGGCCGCTGATTACTACGTCATGGTGGACGTGATAAGCAAGGGAAAGGCATCTGCTGACTATGCGCAGTCAGAGAACGACGCTCAGGCCATCATCGATTACGTGCAGCAAAACCCGATGACGCACACCTGCCTTGGGCAGATATCCAACATGGGCGGAATTCCTTCGCCTGTTATCACGGCCGAGGGGCGTATGGTGTGGCGCCTGCAGTTCGCCTGCCTCTTTGGCGGATAACACCGAATAAAACCACATAAGGTCGCCTGGAGCGGCCTTTTTTATTATCTGAAGCGAGGTAAGCAACGATGCAAGGCTGCTCCGACAACGGACAACTAATTGGTCGCGCTAAGACGCTGGAACTGGCTTACGGCTGTGCCGACCAGTTTCCGGCGGAAGGCGACTGGAAACTGATGGGGTTGCCAACATCGGCAACGTGGGACCTTAGCCCGGAGGCCCTGACCTCTGATGCTGATAACGGCGGATTCAGTTCAAACCTGATTGCCAGTCTGGACCCGACCTACTCCATCGAAGGGGAGGTTCGCGTTAAAGACCGCACTGATGAGTTTGGCATTCAGCAGTTCGTGAAATACATCGTCGATGAGGTTCGTGCCCGCCGCCAGCCAGGTGTATGGATGCGTTTCCACTGGGGCGATTATTACCACATCGGCTATATGGTCCCATCAGGAGCCAGTGACGGCGGTGGTGTGAAAGAAATCGTGACCTACAGCTTTGAGTTCAAACTGGCTGACGGTCAGACTTTCCAGATCACCGAAGCTGATGGTGACATTCTGGTTACCGGTGTAAGTGTTGCGCCGACGACCAGCTCTATTGCTGCTGGCTCCAGTACTACCTTCGCAGTGAATATTGCACCGGAAGATGCTGATAACAAACTGTTCACAGCCAGCTCATCCGTGCCGGCACGTGCAACCGTCGCCATCACTGGTAATACGGTAACCGTGTCAGCGCCGTCAGGTGCAACGGCGGGAACAGCAACAATTACTGTGAAGACGGTTGATGGTGAATTCGTGGCTACCCACGTGGTTACTGTCACGGCGTAAGCAAAACAAAGGGCAGGATCCTGCCCTTGATTTTGTTTACAGGAGGCAGCAAATGGTTCCGCTAAAAGAGCTGGGAGAATGCCTGGTAACCGTCGGGGACCGGGATTATTTTTTCCGGCCATCATTCATGGCTATGTCGCGCATTGGCGAGCCAGCAGAAATAGTTCAGACGTTCTATGACCTTTGCAACGATGAAATAACACCTCTCATTCAGAGGGTTGTCGAAGCGTACGGCAGAGTGCCTGAATGGCTGGCTAAACACCTTTCTGCTTTACATCTTGATAAGAAATCTCTACTGGCCGCCCACACGGTCCTCACCGCTTGCTGCAATGATGACATAGGTGATCTGGTTGGTTGGATGAAGCCCGGCAAAACCAAAAGAAGGGCGTTTGTGTGGCATAAGGGCGTCATGAATCCGCAGGATATGGTCATCCTTGCACAAAGTCTGATGATGCACGGCATTATCGGAAAGGCCAAAGTACGCAAACTTCAGCGCCATGAGACAAATGAAAAAACCAGTGAGTTCCGGGCTGCCGATTACGTCATCGCTGCACGTAACCACTTCGGGATCAGCAGAGAGGAAGCTGAAAACCTGACGATGACCGAATTCAGCCTAATGCTCATCGCCAAATACCCGGATCAGAAAGGGTATACCAGGGAAGAATACGATCATGCAGCTGATGACTACTTTGCGCGCCGTAAGCGCAGACAGGCTAAAGCCAACAAATAAACCAGCCTCGGCATAGTCCGGGGCTTTTTTATACCCAAATTTCACCGCGCATCTCACGCGCATTTCACACAGAACCTTTCAGGATGACCCTTGAGGATACCGGCTGGCTGTCGGTGCCTTTCTGTGGGCCGGATTCCTGTGAGACAAGGTTCATCACTAAAAGGTAATTACCGATATGTCTAATATCATCCCTATGAATTACGATGACCGCTCATTCCCTTTTACAGCAGATTGCTGGTTCAATGCCACAGTTGCTGCAAAGCATCACGGCAAGCTTCCAAAGGACTGGCTAAAGACTGAGGCGACAAAAATTTATATCGCCGAACTGGCTGAGGAGCTTGGAATTGCTAGCTCTGGCGTAAAAGAGGATTTTTCTCCCCTTTTAGTCAGAGTGGAAAAAGGGCGAAACGGCGGGACCTGGCTTCATCCGGAGTTGGCGGTGGAATTCGCCCGCTGGTTGTCAGTAAAATTCGCCCGCGCCTGTGACCGACACATTAAAAATCTTCTGCTGAGTAAAAACTTCCAGCTCACCGAAGATCAGATTGTCGGCCTGATGGTGTGCCAGCAACCAACGTCCTGGGAGAAGCGCTTTAAAGACCCATTCTACCAGGCGCTGTCGAAAATGTCCGGCCTTCCTTACTTTGGTCATGTTGGCGGTTGCCCGGCGCTGTTCGGTCAGATCACCGCTCGATGGGTGTACGGTGTCGCACTTCCCGATTATGTCTATCAGGCAGCAAAACAAGCCGCCGGGGACAGCAAGGAGAAGATTCACCAACATCTTAAGCCTGATGCACTGGAGAAGGTCGAGCAGCAACTGATCGCCGTTACCAACATTGCCAGTTGCAGCATTGACCAGAAGGACTTCGAAGCCCGCTGCATGGCTGCGTTCCCCGTTAAGGGGCAAATGAAGTTGCTGTATGCGGCGGCGTGACCATGAATAACCGAATCGTTGAATGCGCCTCCAGAGCGGGGCGCGACTTCTCGGAGTTCATGAAAGGCGAGAAGAACATGATGGAGGCGCTGCGATCGGCTGAAGAGTTCACCGAGCAGTTACGCATTCACGGCTGCGTTAATCACCACTTCGTCAATTTCATGATGATGAAAGCGATCGTAAAGGTGTTTGATGATTTACGCCGAGAGGAGTTGCGGGAAGAGCGACGACGCAAACGTGAAGAGAAGAAGAAATGAGCCAACCACGGTGGGCTTTTTACTCCCTCACATCCCTGCTAATCTGTCCAAAACTAACCAGTGGGGATAGGGATATGAGGAAGATTGTATTGTTGTTTCTATTAAGCGGATTCTTTAGCTACGCATATGCAGATGAGTGCGTTGGATCAGATGGTTACAGTGTTTGCACGAGTACTAGCGAGGCGGCTAACGGGGACACAACCATCTCATCTTACGATACTGAAGGTAATAATTACTCTGTAACATCTGGAACAAGGAATCATTCTGATGGTTCGACGGAGGTGTTTTCTAGTGACTCTGATGGGAATCAGTATTCAGTGAAAAGTTGGTGTGATTCCTCAGGCTGCCATAGCTCCGACAGTGATGGAAATACGTGCACAATAACAAATTCAGGCGAAACTATTGGTTGCTGAGGTTGCTATGTGGAAAAAAACAATATCTGTGATCGTTGTTATCCTTATCGCTTTTTCAATTTTTGTATACACAAGCATTTCGTTTTTTGCTGTGCAGCCAATTGGCGCGATCCCTGAAGGTGCAACGTTTATAATGTGGAAGAAGGGGAAAATGAGTACATTCGAAAGCCCTGATGGATTATGCATCAAAGTAACCGGCGGGGTAAGCCTTATGTGTCGTAGTATGATGCTTAGAACAGCTATGGATGATAGGGCTGTGCTCTTTAAAATGCCATACATTAAGTCTATATACTTAAAGTCGACTGGTGGTAAAGAGTTTGACAGATAGTCAGATACACCCCGAAACGACAGAGAAGAAGCCCACCGAACGGTGGGTTTTCTATTTCAAGTTGATGAACAAAACAAACAAGACCAAAACGACGACTATGGCACCTATGACAGAGCCAATATTTGCAAGGTCCATTTCTTTTTGAGCGACAGTAGCATTCAACCTTTCAGTTTCAGCATTAATCTTTGCGATTTCTTCGTTTTTGGCGCTCGTAATTGCTTCAAGTTCTTGCGAAAGCACGTTGTAAATGGCGATTTTCGCTTCTTCGGGTATCCCATGAAGGCTTTCTATCGCTGCGCGTGTGCCTCTTGAGGGTGAATTCCTTGGCAAGCAGGAAACGCTACCAGCACCTAAGTTTGATGTAAACATTCCGCTTCAATGGTGGATCGATAACAACCCGTTGGTTCGCAGTGGCAACCTGTCATTTGGGAAGTCTCTAACCGCCCCGTCTTTTGACGTGACGATGGAGATGCTTTGTGGTGACAACTCGACATCTGCGGCCATTCGCCTGATTAACGTTCTGGAAGAGGCTGGCTTTGATGTGTCGGCTCCGAAGGCTGAAATTGTGGCGATGCGCAAACATCTGGGTAATGTCGAGTACGGCATGAAGGCTATAGCTGACGCTTGCCGTCGGGCTGGGAACAAAACAATCTCGTTTCGAGGCGCAAAGGCTGAGTTTGTGATCGGCTAAGAGATCCGCCTTGATAACCAAACCCGCTTAACTGCGGGTTTTGTCGTTCCCATTCATACCTGATAGGATTGTTCTGAACATTCAAAACGGACACATCCTAAAATGAAAAAGACGATCTTGGCTTTGTGTGTAGCTGCTATCCCTCTGGTATCAACCGGCGCTGAATATGTAACGGAAGGCTCTTGGCAGGTTAAGAAAGAAGAAAACAAGATGACCGATATGACTGATGTTGTAGCCATTAATAGGTCACCAGATGTCTATATGAGACAAGGAATTGAAAGAACTACTTCCATTATCTTGCGATGCCGTGAGGGAAAAACGGAAGCATATCTTTCCGTAGATGAGTATATGGGAATTGATGACCCGTTAATAACTATCAGGTTTGATGGAGGAAAGCCGCAGAAACGGAGATGGAGTGCTGCAGAGGGGGGCGAGGCGGCGTTCAGCCCCAAGGCCATACCCTTCATAAAGGATATTTCCTCTCATAAAAAAATGATCCTTGGGTTCGAGCCATATGGTTCAACGATGCAAGTAGTTGAGTTTGACCTCACTGGAGCAGATTCAATAGCAAAAGAAATTTCCTCTTCATGTAAGTGGAAAATGTGATTTCTGCCGTGCTATCCATGATCAGCAAGTGAAATAACTAATCACATATATAACCTCGCTCCGGCGGGGTTTTTTATTGCCCGGAGAAAAGTAAATGGCTGGAACGTTTGATGCTGGCAGCGTTATCTACGAAGTCGACATGGATACTTCGCGTTTACTGGCAGCGCGAAGAGAAGTTGATGCGGCACTGAACGGTCTTAATGGGAGCATGGGCCGCCTTGAAGCCAGCGTTAACCGCACTGAGCGCTCTATTGGATCGATGGAACGAACAATGTCCAGCCTTTCTGGCGTTGCTAAAGGCTTGCTGGCCGCGCTTTCTGTGCAACAGGTTGCGAGTTATGCCGATGCCTGGACTGAACTGAATAACAAAGTCGCTAACTCGGTTCGTACTGGAGAGACGCAGGCCGAAGTTATGCAGCGGATCTTTGATGTTTCACAAGCAACCCAGTCATCCCTGAACGGCACGGCGACTCTTTACGCCCGGCTTGAGCGCGGAACCAGAACATACAACACCAGCGCAGAAGATTTAACCCGCCTTACCACCATTATCAACCAGGGATTTGCGGTATCCGGCGCAACTGCTCAGGAAGCTGAGAACGCAATCATTCAGCTATCACAGGGTATAGCTTCCGGCGTTCTGCGCGGCGAAGAGTTTAACTCAGTGTCAGAGCAAGGCAGCCGCCTCATGGTCGCTCTGGCTGATTCGATGGGTGTTTCTATTGGTCAGTTAAGGGCTATGGCCGCTCAAGGGCAACTGACAACAGACATTGTAGTTAAGGGGCTTCTGTCACAAGGGGATGCAATCGGCAAAGAATTTGCCAACACCACCGTCTCAATCGCCAAGGGATTGCAGGTGGCCGGTAACAACGTAACGAAATTCTTTGGCGAAAACTCGACGGTTAAATCATTCGCAGCAGGGTTCCGAGACTCTGTTATTACAATAAGCGAAAACCTTGAGACGCTGGGGACAGCTTTAATTGGCGCTGCTGCAATAATGGGTGGTAGGTTTGCTGGCGCGCTAGCAATGGCAACAGCCGCTCAAGCCTCAAGAGTGAAAGCAACAATTCAGGGAATAGTTGCGACAAGGCAATCGGCGCAGCAGGAAGCTGCAGCGGCATCAGTAACAGCCAGAAAAGCAGTAGCAGATAAAGATGCTGCCCTTTCCGCTCTAAATCTGGCAACTGCGGAGTATAACGTAGCAAAAGGATCTGCCGCTGAAGCCTTTGCACTTGAGAACGTTATACGGCTAAGGGGGATTTATGTCGCAACATCCGCTGAAGCTGCATTGGCTAATAATGCACTAGCGGCATCACAAGCCAAAGTGGCCGCTACGGGTATAACTTTTGCAAACACAATGAAGGTAGTGAATTCGGTTACTGCTCCTTTGGGTGGGCCCATTGGCGTAATAGCCATTGTTGCCGCTGGCTGGTATCTGTATTCACAGCGACAGGCTGAGGCCAGAAAAGAGGCAATAGCTTTTGCTGACACCGTACCTGACGTTATTAAGCGCCTCAAGGACATGAATCTTGCTCAAGCTCAGGGCGTTAGGGCTGATACGGTCACCTCAATTGAGGCGCAAAAGGAAGCTATTAGCGATCTGAAAGATACCATTTCAGGTCTGCAATCCGATTACGAGAAATATACAACGCTTGCAAGGCAATATGGAGTTACCGAAGATCAAAATAATGGTTTCGTGATTAAGGCAAGGGATGCCGCAAACGAGTTGGCCAAAAAGCGCAGGGATCTGGATGGAGCGACAGCCACTCTTAAGCAAACTGAAGACGCATTACACCTAATTAACATTCAAGTTAATCAGGGCATTGTTGATCAGATGAGGGCTGCCAGAGATAACGCTATCGCTATCGCTGAAGCAGAAAAGCAAGCGTCATTCCTCGGTGGAACCCAGGCATTCCTGGCTGAAAAACTCGGCCAATCAACGCAGGCCCTGAAAGCCTTCAACTCAGAAAGTCTGAAAATAAACTGGGGCGGGAAAGAAGGCGAGAAGCTAATTAAGCAGGCTGAGCGCCGACTTGCCTTGTCAAAGCTGGAGGGGGAAGCAAAAGCCAGGCAGCAGGCGGCCTATGATGCTGAGGATGCAGGCGTTACAGATGAGCTAGCAATCAAAAGGCTTCAGGATAATTATGCTGCAACAGAGAGAAACACTCAGGCAAGAAAGGATCAGAAGAAGGAAGATAAGGCGGCGGAATCTGAGGCTAAGAAACTTGCTAACCAGCAGGAGTCAGTAGCCCAAAAACTAGCCAACTTGAAGCAGCAATCAGAACTCGCTGCTGGCTCAACGCAGGAGTTAAGCCGGGAGCAGGCAGTATTACAGGCTCAGCAATCACTAGGTAAGGGAGCCACCCAAGAGCAAATTGCTCTTGCCGGTAAATACCGTGGAGAAATATGGGATACGGCTAATGCCCTCAAAGCCCAGGCTGCGGCAGAAAAGCTGCTCCCTGAAGCCAGAGAGAATGCGTCTTACCAGCAGGATGTTAAAGATCTGCAAACTGCACTGGCCGCCAAAAAAATCACTCAGCAGCAGTACAATCAGACCAGTGAGCAACTGGAGGCTCAGCACCAGGTTAATCTGGCTAAGATACGCGCTCAGCAAACTGTAAGCCCCATGCAGGAAGCTCGGGGGCAGATTGACCCTGTCCAACAGCTGGCTAATCAGCATGCTCAGGAGTTGGCTCTAATCCAGCAGTTTGAATCGCAGAAGGGGCAGATTACTCAGCGCGGACTTGAGCTGATGAATGCCGCTAACACTCAGTACGAGCAACAGCGCATAGCGGCGCAGTGGGAGATATGGCGACAACAAAATGCAGGATATGAAGTAGCTGCCGCGGCGTTTGATTCATTTGCTGGAAACGCCTCCAACGCCCTCACTGGCATAATCACTGGCAGCATGTCTGTCAGCGAAGCTATGCGGTCGCTAGGCTCGACGGTACTTAACAGCGTCATCAACTCCTTTGTTCAGATGGGGGTTGAGTGGTTGAAGTCTGTAATTATGGGGCAGGCTGGAATGACCGCCGCTTCTGGAATGGCTATTGCGCAAGGGCAACTAATAGCCGCATCCATGGCTCCGGCTGCTGCAATGACCTCCCTTGCCACGGCTGGCGCTAACGCTATCCCCGCTCAGGCAGGAATAGCTTCAACAGTTGGCATGGCGCAGGCCCTTTCAATAGCCGGCGCTCGCTACAACGGCGGACCGGTATCAGCCGGCGGCCTGTACCAAGTCGGCGAGAAAGGTAAACCAGAGATCTACCAGGCCAGCACCGGAAAGCAGTACATGATCCCCGGCGATAACGGGAAGGTCATCAGCAATAAGGATATGCAGGGCGGCGGCGGGTTGAATGTTCAGGTAGTCATCAACAATCAAGCGTCCAATGCTGAGCCGCAATACATGGGGGCCACTCAGAATGACGGTAATTATGTGCTGGAATTCCTGATTTCTGATGCGGAACGCAATGGGCCTTACATCAGCACGCTACAATCGACGCTTGGGTTATCTCGTAAAGCAAAAGGAGCGTTTTGATGGGGAAAGATAATATCTATGGGCCTGGAGAAAGTTTTAGTAGGGGTATGGAGATAGGCAAGACGACCATTTTCCGCCAAAACAGACCGGTAAAATTCCGTCTGGAAATGGTTAACGGGAGTGTTGTGGAGGGGATCATCCCGGCTAACTCTGAATTTAAGATTACGCCTCAGGATGGGGATATCAAAAAATTCGACATTATAATCGAAGATACTCCTAAGTCTCCGCAGGCAATTGAATAACTAAACCAAACCCGCTCCGGCGGGTTTTTTAATGGGTGAACATAATGAAAGTAGCAATCGAAGTTAATGGCGAGGTTATCTGGTACCGCGACAGCGATAAACAGGAGGGGATGGCGTCGTTGGGCTACTTGAAGGACGGCACACAGCAGAAAATCATTGCCGCCCTTGAGGAGGCATTATTCCAGGCGAAAGGGCAGATGCTATTGCCTGATTACGTTGATTGAATATCTGTATGTAGCGCGATGCCCGGCAGGGAGAGCCAGAACGACATTCCAGTGACCGGAGTGCGGCACCACAATGTTGGCAGGAAATTGTTTATAGAACCCTCCGTAGACCTTGCAACCTTCACCTCGCTTATATCGGTTATAAGCAGCGTCATCCATAACAAGGACGTTGATTTGGTGGGAGCACTGAACGGAAACTATTGATCCTCCCTCCATGTAATCCCTGCTGTGCGTGTAAGACATATGACCTCTCTTGCTGTGTGTGAAAAATACACAGTATCAGCGAGACACATTTAGTAATATCCTGATAAAAGATCAGTGCCGCAGCCGCGGCATTTTTTATGCCCGGAGGAAACGTGGCAACAGTTCAATACCCTCCGTTCCTGCCACTGCCCCAGCGTGCCGATCAGAATATGACGCAGGATACAGCCTGGCAGACGACGCAGACGGCAGTCGGTCCATTGATAATCACGCCGATCACTACGGACCTTAAAGCAACCTGGACGCTGCAGTGGATATTCACGCTTGCCCAGGCCGAGCGGTTTAAGTCATGGCTGCGATCGCCGACCTACTGCGACCGCGGACGCAACTGGTTCCAGATGCCGATCGACCTGGGTGATACGCAGGGCGTTCAGCAGCAGACGCTGCATTTCGTCGACATGCCGGTGCAGACCAGCAAAAACGGCAACATTGTCACCTGGA